CAAGCCAAGTATGGACGAATGGATGATATACCACACGATTCTCCAGAGAAACACCCTGAACATCTCAATGAACACCAATTACTCCAAGAAATACAACACGAAGCACTGTATGGAGAGGCTAAAAAAGTACAAGAATTACTACTCAAATGGCCGGAATATAAACGAGAAGATCTCAGAAAAATGTTAATAGGCTCCGTAGAAGAACATGGAAGGACACTATTGATATGATACTAATTCCACAGACATACATCATCGCCATAGGACTCTCACTTATGGGGTACTTTGCCATCACCTACCCAGAACTGTGTCCAGAAGAGTATGCCACTAAAGGTGAAACCCTCACAAAATACTGTAGATTCGACCATCATCATAAAGAATGGATACTGAAAGAAGGAGTAAAATATGAAGAAAAAGAAGACGGGTAAACGCAAGTCTAAATCTTGGCGTAGACGAATTCCAAGATGTACACTATGTACACCTTTCCGATGGATGGGTAATACCAAGACACGATTTAGACATTCAACTAGGAAACAAATGTTAAAAGGTACATGATAGATTATACTAAGACTTCCTCTAAATTATATCATATCAATCCACATTATCTCCGTAAGTTAGGATTGGAACGATATGGTAAAGGGGGAGTAGGAAGACATAGGGATAATGCCTATGATGGTAAGGAAGAAACATCCCATTTGACTAGGGAAGAAAGAGAAGCAAGGTATGATGAATTAAAAGAGAGTATAGAGACTTGTGGTTTTAACGAAGAATACCCTATACTGATTATGTTAAGGAGAGAGGGTGGTGAAGACCGAATATTCGAAGGTCATCATAGACTGAATATAGCTATAGAGTTGGGATTAGAGACTGTTCCTGTGAGGTTTATTGAGTGGCAGAAGGAATATAACGCAAAAGGTAGGTGGGTGGATAAATGACATTTAAATCGGGTGGCACTAGTCGTCTTAGGGGGTTATTTTTGGAGCAAAATTTTTTGACACCCCTACGAAATGACTTGACATTGACCTAAGTACATGATATAATAGAGAGCCGATATATATTGTAGGGAGAGTTCTATGGTGAGTAACGTGTGATGATGAGCGGGACAGGTCTATTAGTAAATCTAGACATCCAACCCCACTCTAGCAGACTGTGTGTGGAGTCAGACCGAAGGCAGACCCCCACAGGGCACCCTCTAGCAATCTCTCCCACCCCTCTTGACATTTCAGGAAAGGGTGGTATAATGAGGTGTGAAGCCGAAAAGATTAATGAAGACACATAAAAAAAGAACACATAAACACTTGACAAATCCCACTCTCTGTGGTATAATAGTACCTGAGAATGAGAGAGGATCAAATGAAATGACATAGATTGACCATTAGAAATAGAGGGTAGGGATTCTCTGGCTACCCTCCGCTAGTCACCTACAGAGTACCCGTTGTGGTGTGTGTTCGACTAAGGGACACACGTAATTCACAGAGTAATGGGGGTGTAGACGGCCGATGTGACGGCGCCTGAGATGAGTGTCAGAGATCAGAGGGTGGGAACAAGCCACTCAGACAGACTCTACGAGATGTTTCTTCCTTGATTGTCTGTCGAACAGATCAGGGTACGGCCTACCCTGTGAGGTGGGAATGTCCTAGTACATGACTCCCGGAGACCTGCGACATCACTGCAGAGCCCGCATAACAAAAACTGTACTACTTAAATCTTTATTCTTATTGTTTCCCCTGTGTCAGAGATGGCATGGGGGTTTTCTTATATGGAGTGACTAATGAAAAGAAAGAACGAAGAAGACTGGGATGATATCCAAGAAGCTCTAGGCAAGGTTTCGTATGACTTTGTGCCAGAGCAAGAGAGGAACTTTGATGCGCAGTACAGCCCATCACCTTCCACGCACAGATACGTGGGTGAGGAGTGTATAGGGGGTGTGTGGTATAAGGTGTACCAGTAGGGACTGAAGGGAGTTTCTGGAGCAGTTGACCACCAATCGCAGTGTTGGTGGGGTGTGTGGTGTTGGGGTGGTGGATCTTTAGCGGTTGTTTTATAACAGATTAAAAAGCACCCTTGAGGACTCCAAGACGGGTTTACCCGATGGTCGTTTTATCTGGAGGTGAAACGTTTTTCTAACGGTCCACCCCACAAATTAATCGGACCCATATATATTAATAATGGGTCAAGTGAGAGTATACTAGTTTAAACTCAAATGGGCTGCTGACCCTTGACCTAAACCGGTTACTAGGTATATCCAGCCGCTTGACCCACTCAATAACGGAGCAAAACAATAATGTCACAATACAGAAAATGGGATGAGTCTCGTTCACCACAATGGAAGTACTTATTACAGAAGGAATCAGAGAAAAGGAGAAAGACAAGAAAAGAGATTGAGATGGAACGAAGGGAGAAAAAAAAGAGTGAACATTCTAAGCCAAAGAAACATTCCGAATATAGGAAAGAAAGAATAAAAGAGAATATAAGAAAGGTTACTAAACAAGAATTAGAAAGAAAATTATTAGAGGCACAGAAAAAATCATGACTAGTGAAGAATTACATACCTACCTAATGGAACTTAAGAATAAGAATGTTCAGAGTCCAGATATTGTAACCTACAAAGAAACAATAAGAGAAGCCCTAGACCAGTATAGGACTACGATTCCACGCACTAACCTAATGTTGAATGAACAGGGTGGAGTAAATAAGAATGTAGTCTTTTATTCTTTTATGGAAGCTCCAAATAAGCCAGCTATAGGAGATCATGAATTAAAAAGAATGAGGATATCCTGGAGAAGTCTGAGGAAGTTTAATAAAGATATTGAAGTTCGATTCTGCTATGATGGAGAAGATGTACGTTGGACAGAATTATGTGATGAGTTTGATATTAAGATGTTTGGTTTCTCTGATACTTTTAAAGGTACTGAACCTAATGCATGGTGTATTCATCGATGGTATAATATGTCACAATGGGCGGATGAAGACTTGAATCTATTGTATATGGATGCCGACACATACTGTCATGGAGATATTGGACTGTTATTCGACATATACAAACGTGATCCCGTATACGGACGAGAGGAACTTGGATTTCGACATGATCCGAATCTTGGATGTGCCGGAGAAGACCCACGATTCTATTTGGATTTGTTAGATGCTTCTATTATGTCTCAAGGTGGTAAGACAGAGGTACAGAAGTATTGTTTAGGTGTGATATTACTGAATCAGAGTGTACACAAGTTGTTTACGCCAGAAGTTATGGAATATTACACAGATCTATTGGAACGGATTCGTACATTCAAAGTATTTTACAGTATTCCCAATTACAGGATAATGGATGAGTTCGCTTTTTGGATTCTGATGAGTAGGTGGAGTATTAGGACTAGTTTATTTGGGGATCAAGATGTTTCTCAAACCTTCTTGGAAAAGAAACATGAGAACCATTTTAATCCGATTGTTCTCCATTATACAACATACGCCGAGGAGAAGTTTGCTGATTGGGCACCAGAGTTCTATTGTCTGAGTAGGAGTCTTGAAGAAAGGGAGTTTGCTGATGTTGCTGCGGGTGGTATCTATAATGTAACTCCTCTTATGAGGGAAGAATTGGCTATGTCCATGTGGTAAAATGACCGAAACTGAAAAAAATTTAAAATTTAAAATTGAAAAGATAGAAAAACGCTTGGAAGAATTAGAGAGAAGAGTAAATGAATTAAAATGGCTATGGGATGTAAAAGAAATAGAAGATAGAGGCAAAGAACGAGTGCAAACAATCTATATTGAGAAATAATATGACTTATGAATATGAAGGTGACGGTCCAGTAGAAAATAAAGTAAAATTTTGGTCTGTAGTGCCTGGTGTTGAGGAATGGGCGCCTATTGAACCGGCAAGTAAATTTATTCCCAAATGGTGGAAAGGAGTTCCAGCTCATTCTGATACTTCTGGTGTTCCGGCTATAAATGGTCCTCAATATTCCGATTCCGGAACGCCTCAATTTGAAACCAATCTACAAACAAGAGCTGATGGTACAATAAAACTTTGTCCTGCTATTCACGATTGGTTTAATACAGGTTGGGTACTTCCAATGTGGTGTGATCTTCATATAGAACTTTTCGAAGATGGGGCTCTTGGTGCACCTGGAGGTAAACAGTATACCTTTAGAACACCTCATCCAGATTTTCAAGGTGGACTGATGGACAACATTACATATATCACATGGTTGCCAAAAGAACAACAAGAAAATGGAGCCGTTGGATTTGTAAACCTTGAATGCCCATGGCGTATGAAGACACCTGCTGGAATATCTTGTTATCAGTTTCCTATGTATTATCATTTCAATCAAGATTTTGAAGTACCGCCTGGGCCAATATGGACTGATGTCTATACACAAGTCAATCCACAAATAATACTCAAACGATATGGTAAGATTACAATTAAACGTGGTACTCCACTATGTTTGTTCATACCCTATGAAAGATGTTCTGCTGATAACCTTGAGATGGAAATAGTAAAACGTGGAGAAAAAGAAATCGAGTGGGAACATTCGACAGATAGAATGATTCAAACTAAATTCAAGGGAGCTTATTATCAAATGCAGAAAGAAGCCAAAAAAGCAGGATGTCCATATCATCAATAGACAAACCTAAAGTTTATGAAGAAGGTCATACCCATTTAGATTATGTCAGAATGGAGACTGGCCAAACTCTTATAGTGTTTGAAGCTCCACAAGATATAGTTCTCACTATGAATAAACTTTATGAGAAATATGTATCTGAAGGAATGCTCTATAATATGAGTAATAGACTTCTAGGAAAAATTGAAGATGAATATTCCTTATATCAAAGTTCTTCTTTTTATAAAAATGATGATACAGAGAAAGTAGATAATCATAACTTTCTACCAGAGAATGTTCATCAATGGATAAAGGATAGAATTCATGATTATCTCCATATTTTAAGAATAGACTATCAAGGAATAAAAACAAATTCCTCTTGGATCAATGATATGAAAGTGGGTGAATATAGTCCTGTACATAACCACAATGGAGGAACAGGCACATCAAAATCACCGCTAGAGAATATGGTTCATAAAATAGGATTAATAGGTCTAATGGGACTAAAGATTCCAGATGATATGGGAGATGAGATTACAAGAGAAAATAATCCACGCAATGGATTTACTGAATTCTTTGGAGGGGGTCACGGAAAAATGTTTGCAAATTTTTCCACTCTAATAAGATTACATGAGGGGGCATTTGTTGTTCATCCTTATGATGTGATTCACACAGTATATCCTCATTTTAATAAAAACGAAACACGTAGAACATTTACTACGAATATAGATGTTTACCCTATAGGATAAAATATTATGATAGAATATGAAATAGAAATGGAAGATACAAATAAAGAAGTACCGCCCCCTAATGCTCCGCCACCCGTGTTACCTCCAGATGGTGAAATGTTTATGAGAGGTCATCATGTCTTTATGGGTGAGGTGACACAAGAATCAATGAAACCTTTGATTGATTGGATCATTGCCGAAAATTATAATAAACCTATAGTAAAGAAGAGAGAACTAACTTTGGGGATATGTTCTCCGGGCGGGGATCTCAATGCTTGTTTTGCCTTAGTGGATATAATGAAAGGTTCAAAGATTCCTATTAAAACAGTAGGTCTAGGAATGATAGCATCTTGTGGACTACTTATGTTTTTATCGGGCACTAAAGGCCGGAGAATACTTACCCCAAACACTTCAATCCTTTCACATCAATATTCATGGGGAACGTTTGGTAAGGAACATGAACTATTTGCCGCAGTTACAGAATATGATTTGACTACAGAGAGAATACTTAATCATTATAAAAAATGTACTGGCTTGGATGAAAAGAAAATTAGAGAGTATTTACTTCCCCCACATGATGTTTGGCTTAGTGCTCAAAAAGCAAAGAAATTAGGATTATGTGACTCAATAAAAGCAACCTACTAATGGAGATAAAATAAATATAAGTAGAACAAAAAAGCGAAAAGAAAGGACGAAGGAATGAAACCAGACTACGTTGAAGATCAAGTTTCACCTGAATTTGTTGATGCAGTTATAAAATATATTGATGACTCAGAACTTGATAAAGTTTCTTACGATTACTATCTTAATATAGTAGAAGAAAAATATGGTTTGCAAGGTCAAGAAGCAAAAGACGAACTAGAAACACTTAATAGCACTTTTGAGGGTGGTGGGAGGTGTGGGAGGCCAATATCACTAATACCTACCTTAAGATTTAAACATTGGGAGTTTCATGAAGAAGAAAATGAAATTGAAAAAATGATTTCACAAACAATGTTTAAAAAATCTGTAACTGTAAATAATGTATATGGATTTGATCTTGACTTTAATAACATGACTTGTTCCCTAGCAAAATATATGCCAGAAGAAAATGCTCATTTTGATTGGCATGTTGATGGACACATGACATTTCAAGATCCATTCGCGAGAAAATTATCTTTTACTGTTTGCCTTCAACCTGCGAAGAAAGGTGGAAAATTTTTTCTTCAAGAGGGGTGGGAGGTCTGGCCTAAATCTACAGACATTAAAGAATTAACACTTCCTATTCAAGAGGTAGAACAAACGCCCGGCAAAGTAATAGCGTTTCCTGGTTATTATAATCATTGTGTTACTCCAGTAGAAGAAGGTGATAGATATGCATTAATTGCGTGGACATACGGACCGGAATGGAGATAGTTTGTTAAAACCTATGATATGGGAAGATAAGGTATCTCAAGAATTTGTTGATATAACTATAAAATATCTTGAAGAAGACGCCCCTCTTGGAGACATAGATTATGATCCCTATGTAAAAACAACTGATGAAAAATTTCGCGATGATATATCTACAGGATATAGAGATAGAAATTGTGGTATGAAATGTAAAAATCGCGTATGGCATTTTCACGAAGAAAAAAATGATACTGAAAGATATATCTCAAAGACCATGTATATGTTAACATTAAAATCTAATAATCATTTTCAGTATGATCTCGATTATAATAATATGATTATACAATTAGCAAGGTGGGATGAGGGTGAAAGTTATTTTCATTGGCATGCAGATGGTCATATAAATTTTGAAGGAGTAAATAGAAAATTAGCTTTTAGTCTTTTTCTTAAACCTGCAGCCAAGGGTGGAAAACTTTTAGTTAATACTATAAATCAATTTATAGAAACAGAAGATGTTAGTTCACCTTCTGTATTTGTTGAAGAAATAAAAGAAGAACCAGGAAAAGTAATTGCGTTTCCTGCATACTGTAATCATTGTGTAACTCCTGTTGAGAGGGGGGATAGGTATTCTTTGGTCGCTTGGATTTTTGGACCGGAATGGAGATAGTATGTTAAAACCTATTTTTTGGCACGATACTCTTGAAGAAGATTTTAGAAATAGAGTTATAAAATATATTGATGATGAAGTAGATCTTTATAGCTCTACTGCCGGTTATTATGATGATGGTACTCCACGTTATGACAAATGTAGTATGACCGCAAAGATTAAGATATGGAATTTTCATGAAGATGAGAATGATATAGAAAAAGAGATTGGTGATGTTATGTTTAAATTGGCAATCAAAGCTAATGATTTCTTTGACTTTAATCTTAACTACAATAATATGATTTTACAATTAGCAAAATTTGAAGAAAGTGAAAACGCACATTTTGGATGGCACGCAGATGATCATATAAATTTTGAACAAGATCATAGAAAATTATCCTTTAGTGTCTTTCTTAAACCAGCGAAAAAGGGTGGTAATCTTTTAGTTCAAGATGGATGGGAAATTTTACCAAATGAAAACAATACTGAACTACCTTATTTACCTTCAACAAAAGTTGAAGAAACTCCTGGCAAGGTTGTAGCATTTCCAAGTTATTGTAATCATTGTGTAACCCCTGTTGAAGAGGGTGATAGGTATTCTTTGGTTGCATGGATTTTCGGCCCAGAGTGGAGATAACGAAAATTATATATAGAGTAATATTTGATAATTATGATCCTACCAAGTGATGACCCCTTTTGTCATTATCCTTTTAATCCCATAAGAAAGGAGATCCTTTTAAATTCCAATGAGACAATTTGAGGTGGACTACGAAACCACCCTTCCGCCATGGCACACAGGTCATGAGAAGGTTGAGGCGGAAGACCTAAATTCTGTTAAAGAGAAGTTTGACAGAAAACATGAGGCGGCACGTATATACAAAATAACTGAAGTGTTATACGATCAGAGACTTGTCGCTAGTTGACAACAAAATACTTGGAAGAAGTTCATTTAACAAGGCGCTCTCTACCATAGGAGTAGGGGGCGCCCTCTGCGATCAATCCCATAGTCTAGGAGAATGAATGACTAAACCTATACAAGAAAGACATACAGAAATTTCAGAAGAAGATTATGAAAGATATGCATCTGAATATAATAAGCAAGATGCAAAATTATATAAGTGGAAAGAGAGGTATTATAAATTTGAGGAAGATTATAATCTTACAGACGAGCAAGTAGCACCAATATAACTTTTATACAAGGACACTCCCATGACCTTTCAAGTTAATCTGACCCGTTACCAAGTTGAAACTGCATCAGAACAGTTTGCTTCCCACATTAAAGAAAAAGTAGAAGACGTATATCAACGATATGTCAGAGAAAATATTCCTTGTGAATTTTACGAAGATGGCATAGTGCAAAAGGAATACAAACCCAATCTCTCATAAATATATGAAATAAACACTTGACATTTGTTACCATTTCGTGTTATAATATACCTGAAACTTGAGAGAGATCAAAATGAAGATTAATATTAAAGCGAGAATGATTGACACTAAACTCAGAGTCGCCCTCTATGCGATGACTGAGTTTGCGATGTCTAAGTTAGTTCCCTCCAATCGATTGAGAAATAATGTTTCCATCAATGTTCACCTAAAGCATCACTGCGAAGGTGGAGAAGCTATGTTGGAAGATTATGCCAATCCCTACCGACCAAGAGATTTCAAAGTTATCATTGATCATCATCGAGCAGAGATAGATGATTATGGTAGAGAGCGTGATGCTACTGAATGGGCACACGAAATTCTCAGAACATTAGCCCACGAAATGGTTCATGTAAAGCAATACCTTACAGGAGAACTAATGATGAGAGCAAAGGGGCTTTGTTGGAGAAAAGATGTTTTGACAAGTGATTCAACAACCTACGAAGAATACTTTGAACTCCCCTACGAAATTGAAGCATACGGCAGAGAAAAAGGACTGTTAGCAATGTTCCTAATCAGATGGACTGAGATTGAAAAAGAATTAGGAATTAATTTCTAATAAACACTTGACATCCTGACCCAGTTGTGTTATAATGGACCTGTAAAATGAGAGATTAACTTTTAACGAGAGATATTATGAGTGTAGCGAGAGAAATTCTAAATCAACTTGGCGGAAACAAATTCCGTGTTATGACTGGCGCGAAAAACTTTATGGGTTTTTCCGAAGGTCTTGTGATGAAGATTGGACGAAACAGTTCAAATTCAAACTATCTGAAAATCACATTGAACTCGATGGATTTGTACGATATGGAATTCGCCAAAGTTTCCCGAATGGGCGAGAAAAAATCTGTCACAGAATATAACAATGTTTACAATGATTCTATGGTAGAAGTTTTTGAGAAACATACTGGAATGTACACGAAATTATTTTAGGAGATATTATGAATACAAGTTTGAATCACGCACTTGAAAAAGAAGTGAGACACGCAAAGGAATTTAAATTAGAAGAACTCAGAATAATTCAAGAGAGACTTGAAGAAGCTGAGAGAGTAGTTAATGACTTTAGAAGTCGCAAGTGGGATTTGGTTACTGAGCTCAAAAACTTAGGTCACGATTTCACAGCAACAACAGAGGGTATGAATGTAGTATTGTCTGCATCACCCTCTTTTAATTGGAGTAGAGATAATGTGTAGAATAAGATGTTTTTATGAAGGATTTGATGGGAAACTTTCCTGTGCGGAAATAGTTCTTCCTTACGAAGAAGATATTGCCGGTTTTGTAAAGCATTGGAAAACTGGTGGTAGAATGGTGATAACAGAACATATTGAGATAGGATAAAAATGGAGAATAACGAAACCTACTACATTGCAAAATTGTCTAAGAAGGGTGAACACCTTTCATCAGAAATACATAAGACATTAGAGGCAGCAAGATTGTGGGCGATGAAAGAAACCAAGTTGTTAGTCTCAGATACTTTTCTGAGAAAATGTAAAGCTGATGATGTTGTTGTTGAAATCGATGAACACTTTTTTGGTTATGAGATTTCAGCAGAAGAATTAATTAAAAATTCAAAAAAAGTTTTAATAAACACTTGACATTTGGACGGGTTTTTGGTATAATAGTTATGTAAGATGAGAGTTGGGTAGCCCCCTTCATTCCCCCTCAACGAAAGGCGCAGGAGGGAAACTCTCGAAACCCTTTAATGAGAGAAAAAATGATTGTTGATAGAGAAAGCGAATTTGGTGGAATTGATTTGAGTCTAAACAGAAGTTTAGAAGAATTAATCAGTTCTTATTTTGAGGCTCACGGAGCCGGAATAGAGTTGGATGAAGATACTCGTCCTGAAGAATTAGATGCCTACTACGCATTAGAAAATTACCTTGCAGATATGGGGGCAATATGAGAATTATCTTGAATGGAAAAGTTGCCAAGAATGTAACAGTTACAAAACATGAAGGCAAATATATTGGTTATAGTTTACGAAACAATAGCGGAAAGAAATGGTCTTTGGTTCGTAATCGTAAAGATGACAGATATCTTGGAGTTGTAAATCACGGCTCGATGTATAATCACAAGTTTCGTGGTTATGAATGGTTATCTGATGAAACTGGAGATTTAGTAGGAGTTTGTTAATTATGAGAAATGAAATTGAAGTATTATTAGAAGCAATGAGAGATGATTATAAACGATGGACTTATGCCGCTAAAGGTAGAGGATCGTTTTCTAATCCAGATATTGAAAAAGAGATGACCGAAAATTATTGTAATGGACTTGAAGTTACCGAAGGTAGTCGTTATTGGAAGATTACTGGTACAAGTGGTAGTGGAGCTCAAAGATCAGTTAAAGGTTTTATTTGTAAAGCCGGAGATAAAAAATTCCTAGAAGGCGATATGTTGAAGCCCGCAGGTTGGGCGGCACCCGCTAGAAACTTTGCCAGAGGCAATGTACTTACTGGCAAAGGTGTTAAAATGGTTCGTTGGACTGGGATAGGTTAATATGATAGGTAGTGTGAAAATTGTTGGAATAAGTTTTTTACTTTTTATGTTAGCTACTTATATCTCATTTCAAATGGGATGGAGTTTTTGGCATTACGAATTTATTAAGTTTTTAAGATATATAGAATTACCATACGAAGGTTGGTATTTTTTAGATAGATATATTTACAATGGAGCATTATAAGCCTAAGCGTTCCGAGTAGGGGGTGGTGGAAATGGTTCAGAGATAGTATCCGTTAGTATACGGCTCTACTAGGGGTAACTCCCCCCAATGGTGCTCTGAGGTAGGAACGTGATGTGGATTGGTTACAATCCTTTTGAATGTGAAAACACAAGGATTGTTCACGCAGGGTAGAAATTGTCTGGTCGTGAGACAACAGGATTTTGTTACTATGGTGACGAAGTACAAGGATCAATCCATGGCTTCTTTTTTAATTTTGTTATGAGAGAAACAATGAAAAATATTATTTACAGTTTATTGATTACAACAATGATGGCATCTTGTGGAGATGCACCAGAAGAATATTCTGATTCAGATACAAATTCTTCATCTTCTAACAAACTACATTATATTGATATTTCAAATGCAAGATCAGTATTCATTAGTTCTTCCAATTCTAATAGTAGATCATCTTCAAAAGAATATGGTGGTAAAGCAGAAGATAAAATATTTAAAATTACAGATGGTGGACTTGAAGAAGTTAAATTTTTAGACTCTGACAATAAGACACATACTATTACTAAATCTCCAATAGCTATAGATGTTGTTGATGAAGATTATATAATTTTTAGTTTTGGAAGTAGTATTGATAATCCCACATCTTGTTATCTTACCAATAAAGAAACTGGCTTAGTTTATCAATTAGGAGTATCACTCCACGAAGATACTTCAGAAGCTAAATGTCCATTACCTCAAAGTAATAATTCAAAAGATAAAAAGATTTTAACAGATAATAATAGTAATTTATATTATCGTAGTTATGGATGTGGTGATGGTTCTTGTTATATTATTAATAAAGTAAACTATAGTGATCCTAAAAATATTGTCCACGAACAAATTACTAATAAAGAAAGTGTACATAATTTTGTAGTAGATTATAAAGGCAATATTTCATATAATGAATTATCTTGGATAGGGTTTGATGGAGAAATTAAATATAATAATACAGATGTAAATTTAACAAGTGGTTATTATAAACTTTATCAAGAAGATAAGTTAATACTATTTGATCCTATGGGAAATGGTAAATACTTAATTGATAATGGTAAAGAGTTAGTTACTAAAGAATTAACAAAAACTTTATTAATAAGTTTTCTTTTAGAAGTAAAATGTAAACACACTTTCGAATGTTTAACGGAGAAATAAAATGGCAAGAAAAAAAATTAAACCAGCTAGAAAAACAAAGAAACTTACTACAGCACAAAAAGAAGCACAAAGATTAAGGCTTGCAGAAATGAGGGCAAAGAAGAAACCGCCTGAATATAAAAATGTCAGTAAGTATGTTTTATCACTTGATGATGAAGAACCTTATTCTTTTAAGAATGTTAAAGAATGGATTAAACATAATAAGGAAATGGTTTCAATGCTTCAAGCACGAGCACGAAATAGAGAGACATCTCCAAAAGACAAACAACATGCACTTAATCAAGCTGAAAGTAAAAAAGCATATATTAGATACATTGAACATTATATTAAAACTGGAGATTGGATTGGAATGTTTTCAGGAAAAGATGAAACAAATAAAGTAACTCCTAAGTGTATTGCAATGGCATATTATCCAGATGGAACACCGAAAAGAGATGTTGGTGTATATTATCCAGATATTAATATGGTATGGAAACAAGATATGATTGAAGCGGATTATAATATTACAAAATCTGAACTTCATCAACTATCTAAAACAGTAGCAATTACTGATAAACAATTTACAGCAGATTTATGATTTGTTCTTATTGTTATAAAACACAGATTGCAGTAAAACATGATGTTGGACATTGGTGGAATAATCCAGAAGATTCAGTTTATGTTTGTTCAGATGATTGTTATACTAAACTAGAAAAACTTGTCAAAGATGGAACGTGGATGGATCACAAGCCAGAAGCTATCTTTGGTAAGAAGAAACATAAAAGCCCTAGTTTTGATAAACCTTCTCCTAGAGATAAGGGGCCGAAGTCAGTAACAGATAAACAATTTTCAGCTGATTTGGGAAAGTTCATGACTTGACTTTTTAAATATACATGTTATAATAAAAGATATTACAAATACCACAGGGGTAATCGTGGGGGTTTTCTCCGCCTGATTAATATTAATTAGGTACATAGACCCGTTCTCTCACCACGAAAGCAAAGTTGCTCTCCTGTGGTATTACTATATATAGAGAGAAATATAAAATATGGAGAATTATGGTTAAAGCAGTGAACATCGATGAAAGCCCAAATACTTTAGGAAACCCCCCAAAACAATCTAAGTCAGATCTTCAGATCGAAAACCCCGATGCTGATGTAGAATTTGTTGTCAATACTGATAATGATAATTTACAATTAGATGCTGTATCATCTAAAGCTATTGGTGGTACAGAATTAATGAGGGATTGGTTATTTGGAGAATTAGATAAGAGAGAGCCTGGAATAAGAGATAAGTTTCAATTCATTAGTACTAGAGTTAGAAAGTTAGAACCAAATAAACAAAGAATTCTTTGGATTCATGATTTGGCAAATGATCCAGAAGTACAACTTTTAAAAGATCCAGAAAGTTGGAAACAATTTGAACGAATAGTTTTTGTCAGTCATTGGCAACAACATCAATTTAAAGTGCTTCTAGGTTTTCCTTATGAAAAAGGTGTAGTAATTCAAAATGCAATTTATCCTATTCCAGCACATGAAAAGCCAAACGATGGTAAGATCAATGTGTGTTATTTTTCTACACCACATAGAGGAATGGAATTACTTTTGAATGCGTGGGAGTTCATGAGGGAAGAACTTAAGGAAGGATTAAATGCAGAGTTAAACATTTATTCAAGTTTTAAGATTTATGATCGTGGACATTTAGATGAACAGTTTAGACACATTTATAAACGTGCAAGAGAAATGGATGGTGTTAATTATCATGGTACTGTTTCTAATGATGATATTAGAAAGATGTTGCCTAGTCAACATATTATGGCATATCCAAGTATCTATGAGGAAACAAGTTGTCTTACTTTAATTGAAGCAATGAGTGCAGGATGTTTAGGTGTAGTTCCTAATCTTGGTGCATTGCCCGAAACAGGAGCAAACTTCCCGTGGATGTATGGTTACGAAGAAGACGCAGATAAACATTGTCAAGTACATGGACATATTTTGGGAAGAGCTATTGGACATTTTTGGGATGATGATGTACAAAATCTTTTGAAGATACAACGAAGTTATTTTGATATGTTTTATAATTGGGATTTACGTGGTGGACAATGGTTACAATTTTTACACGCTATACAAGACACGCCTGAGGTGGAACAACAAAAAGCAGAAATTAGAAAAGAAGTAGAAGAGGAAGCTGAGTTTGAAATAATTGAATAATATGAAAGAACTTGCCTCTGAAGATATTTTAACGTTGTGGAGTAATACAAAGTTACAAACAGGAGTATATGTCCATAGCCCCTTTTGTAAAGAACAATGTACCTATTGTACTTATAAAGGTACTATGTTTGAAAAAGATGCTTTCCATCGTTATTATACAAAATATCTTCCTGATATGATTAAGTTTTATGAACCAATATTAAGTTCGAATCTCATCCGCAATTATTTTTGGGGTGGTGGAACTCCAACATTAATGTCTGCAGAAATAATGAATAATATATTTGAGCTTATTCCTAATTTCAAACAAACGAAAAGAAAGTTAATAGAATTCCACATGGCAGATTGGAATAAGGAACAATTAGATGTAGTAAAAGAATATAACTTCAATACAGTAGTGGCGTGTGTTCAAAGTTTTGATAAAGAGGTAGTAAAGCAACAAAAAAGAAGAACACCAAAAAATGATACTATTATTTTTGATTTTATAGACTATGCAAATTCATTAGGATTATTTACAATGTCGGATGTTATCTTTTTTTATACAGGAAACTTAAATAAAGATTTGGATAGACTTTCTTCAGATATACAAAAATTAGCAAACCACAATATATCGGAAATAACTATACAAACAATTCATGGTGAAAAGGGTGTACATCGTGAACATGAAGGTGGACAATTTGATGCAGAAGTTTCAAAAAGAATAACTAAATTTTTAAATGATAATAATCAATATTGGGCTGCAGGGTGGGAAGATGAAACAGAACCCCCATACGATTATTATTGTGATAGACAAGGAAGAAAACATAGAAAAGAATTGAAGGTGTATAAAAAAGAAATAGATTGGGATGAAATGTCACAACAAGATATACACCTTGACGGATTGTATACTAATCCAGCAATGTTATTATCTACAAATTATAATGTATTAGGAATTGGATCTTATAAAAATTATAAACACACATTTTCTAGAATAGGAGATGAATTAGAATACATTGAAGATGGTGATACTTATAAACCTAAATGGGTTTGTACTTATGATAAAAAAGATTGGCCTATGGAGAAATTAGTAGGTGACTTTTTTAAAAAATTAAGTAATACTATAGGTGATCCTCCAGATGGAATAGATTTTACCTTTGGTTCATTTGTAGATCAGTCTTATGAAGATAATCGTGATAAGAAAAAAATTGAAAGAAAATTAATGGTAGATTATCGTTGGTTGTCTGGAGAATCATTTGTTCATATAGATGAATATATACCTAAATTAAAAAAAGTAGTAGATGGCACAGTTAGTTGATTTTTCTCAAATCTTTATCGGTTCATATATGTCCGCATCCAAATTTGCTACTGTAGATATGGATGTAATTAGACCTGCGGTATTAAATACATTACGAATGTATAGAACCAAATTTGTATCTGAGTTTGGTGAATTAATTTTATGTTGTGATGATCGAAAGACATGGCGTAAAGATATATTTCCAAACTACAAGGCGTCTAGGAAAAAGACTAGAGCGGCCACTTCAATAGATTGGGATAATCTTTACGAATCTTTAAATCAATTAAAAGAAGAATTAATAGAATGGTTTCCTTATAAATTAGTTCAAGTAGAGAAGGCAGAGGCAGATGATATTATCGCAGTATTAGTAGAGTTAATAAATGAAAGAAGTTTGATATTATCAAGTGATAAAGATTTTGTTCAATTGCATGGTTTTAATGTTAGACAATATTCACCTATGCAAAAGAAGTTTGTAGAAGGAGATCCTAAGTGGAATCTTCATGAAAAAATTATAAAGGGTGATGTTGGAGATGGTGTTCCAAATATTATGAGTGATGATAATGTATTTATAGATGAAGGAAGACGCCAGAAACCAATAACCAAGAAGAAAGTAGATGCTTGGTATGAACTAGATCCAGATATGTATTGTAGTAGTGAGATGTTAAGAAACTATAATAGAAACAAACAGTTAGTTGATTTGGGTGAAGTACCTTCATCAATTCGTATAAATATAACTAAACAATTTGAAACTATTGCAGTTGGTGATAGAAAAAGATTACTCACATATTTTATAAATCATAGATTGAAAAACCTTACAGAAAGTTTATCGGAGTTTTAATTTATGGCGATAAGAAGTATTCCATTAATTTTTGAAGATGTAGCAGCTGCGAATTCCATTGAGGCTAGAAAGAAAGTCTTATTGGAAAACGAATCAAATCCTCTAAAGGACTTATTAAAATATGCCTTTCATCCAGATATAAAATTTGCTCTACCTTCTGGAGAGCCACCATACAAATGTGTAGGATCTCCTGATGAGTATAATCCCACATATCTATATCCCAATATTAGAAAATTTTATCTATACATTGAAGGGGGTCATGACGGACTTACTCAATTAAGAAGGGAGTCACTTTTTATTCAGATGTTAGAGGGATTACATCCCAAAGAGGCTAAAGTAGTAATTCAAGTTAAAGATAAAAAGTTAAAGTATAGAGGTTTAACTTATAAATTAGTCAAGGAAACTTTTCCAGAAATATTACCATAATGATAGATGTAAATAAATTTGAAAATAGGATAGTTAAATTTAAGCGTATATCTGAAGGGGTTGAAAAGGTTAGTCACGCCGAAATTAGGCGTATAGATTATGATACTTCTTCAGCTATGCCACGTTCTGTCACAGCAAGATTTGTTGGGCCACCATTAAATGCAATAATGACTTTAAATTACGATGAAGAAAGAAAAACATTTAGAGGTGGATTAGGACCTGATATTATTGAATCGGATTTTAATATTGAAGAATATATTAAAGATTCTCAATTAGGTTCAGGAAACGAAACTGTTGTCAGAAGTCGCCGAAGGGGTCGAGCGAAATTCTAGGAACGTTAACCCAATAGTAAGAGGACTATGAAGAAAATTATTTTACTTCTTATTTTATTCATTGCTTCTGTTGGAATGACAGGATTTTCAGGAACATCTCCTAAAGGAGATTTCTATTACATGCATCCACAAAATACAACAACAAGTGGATTAATTGAAATAGCAGAAAACGTTATTAGTAAAAGTCTAGTAATAGACGATAAAGAAGTTACATGTATGGCAAAGAATATTTTCTTTGAAGCCGCAGTCGAAAGTACGGCAGGGAAATTAGCTGTAGCCCATGTAACATTAAATAGAGTTGATTCAAAACATTTTCCAAGTTCAGTTTGTGAAGTTGTTTATGAAGGACCACATTATACCGGAGCAAATGGTCAACTTTATCCTGTAAGGGATCGTTGTCAATTTTCGTGGTATTGTGATGGTAAAGGTGATGATCCAAGAGAAGGATCAAGGTTGTGGGAAGATGCACAAGAGTTGGCAAAATATGTTTTATTGAGATCAGAAGAATTGCCAGATATTACAGATGGTGCACTTTTTTATCACGCTAGTTATATTAATATTCCTAATGGGTGGAATAAGAAAAAGGTAACTACAAAGATAGATACGCATATTTTTTATAGGCCAAATAGTATGAGATTGTAATTATGTTTTTTAGTCATGCAAGTCAGTTGAATATATTTTTTTTCGATAGTGATCCGTCAATGTGTGCATTTGCACATTGTGATGAACATATACATGAAATGATTCCTGTATACTCTCAGATATTATCTAATGCACATCACATCTTAGATCCAGAAGGTGAGATTATTGAACACATTAAACCTTTAGACCCAGGCTTTCCGAATGTTCAGATGGAAGTTCAGGTAGCTTGGGCTAAAGATGCAGAGAGTAACTATCAATGGTTACATGATCTTTGGTTTTGGATGAACAAAGAATATTGGTATCGTTTTGATGGAATGCATGAAGATTGGAATACGTTGTATAATAAGTTAAGTCATACTCCCCAAAATATTCCCGATAGTAATTTCACTTCCCCGTCCTCATTAGTTCCAGAAGAATTTAAAGAAACCAAATTAGAAGATGACTTACAAAACACTATTGCGGGATATAGAAATTTTTATCGATGGTGGGTTGATAATAATGATTGTAAATGGAGTGCTCCAGAGGGAGCAACTAGAACTGCACCAGATTGGATTATAAGAACAGAGGAAACGATAGATGCCAACGTATGATTATCAATGTTCAGAATGTGGACACACATTTGAGGAGACTTTAAAAATAGCAGATCGTAATGCGCCCTGTGAAACTCCTTGTCAACAAGATATACCTCAAACCAAACACATGAGTATTAAATGTAATGGTGAAGTAACACAAGTTATGCATGCTCCATATTTTGGTTATGATAATATAAAAACTAAACATTCACAAAATAATAAAGTACCAAGTTGGTATACAGATAAAATAAAAGATTTGAAGAAGTCGAAAAGATTTCCTGGCAATACGTTATGAAAAAATTTGTACACCTCGCCAATAGACCAGAATTGTCTTTTGGAATGAGGACTGAAAATCACAATGGAAAGAGACATTATGTTAC